ATCGGCCTGATTCAGGCAGCTACGGGTTGCACGCTGACTGTCTCTATCCGTTCTGCAAGCAGTGCAGCCGGTGCTGACGCGACTACCGAAAGCACTAAGACGCTGTATCTGCCTCTTGGCACGGACCGCGACGCCGTGGCAATCTGTGAGATTCGTACCGACGAACTCACTTCCGGCAATCACTATGTTTCCGTGCGAGTAAGTCAGGATTCCGGCGGTGCCGAGACCATCGGTGCCATTCTTCTTGGCGGTGAGCCGGTTGAGAAGCCGGTTGATGACGGTGAGGAGTACTACACCGGCACGCCGACCAGTGCTTGACACTTTCTGTCTGTCTGGGTCGGGGGCATTGGGCGGCAAATCTGCCGTCCAGTGCCCTTCTACTAAAATATGCTTACAACAACCGACGCCCTTCTACTAAAATATGCTTACAACAACCGACCGCTTGCTTGAGCATCTGCGCATTGACAAGCGTGATTTAGTAAGAGACGGCATGCTTGTCTGGAACGATGGCGGGGATAGCGGTGCCACTCCCACGCCCTCCGGCGTTGTCAGTGCTGCGACCATAGAAGTGACAGATGTCAAGGTAAAGCTTGAGTGGACGGATGGTAGCTCAGATGAGTCCGCCAGTTTGCTGCTTGGGGACTATGCGTCGCTTTCGGAACTTGCAAGTGGCATAGCCGCTCAAGGCAATGGCTGGCGTACTCAAATACTTGCCCACCCTTCGAGCAGTCCAGCCAATCTTGTTCCAATGCCAGAACCCATTGATGTCCTTGGATTTGGGAGCAGTTATCCTGTTGAAATCTACGACCTGCATTGGGTAGAAACACTGCTCACTACGGTATCCGATTGGATGGAGCGATTCTTCCATCGTACAATTGCTGAGACAGAGTATGTTGACGAGGAGTATTCCGGAGATGGTAGTTCTTTGCTTGCTTTGAGAAGTTACCCTGTAACGTCGGTGTCGTCTGTAACAATCGATGATGTGGCTGTTACATATGAGGTTGACTACGAGAGAGGAATGTTGTGGAATTCCGCAGGCTGGACGAAGGGAACTAACAATATCAAGGTTACATACACTGCCGGGTATTCAACGGTTCCGGAGGCATTGCAGGAACTCTGCTGCAAGGTAGCGGCAGCAATGTATTTTCAGGCTGGTGAGAACCCGCGCGTTGTATCCGATAAGCTGGGTTCGTATACTAGAAGAATGATGGAAAGTGTACTGCCTCCAGATGTGGTGAATGAACTTTACCTTTGGAAACGAATGGAGCCGGTGCTTCCTAGTGATTGAAGGAAAGGTACCTCGTGATTAAGAGTATCAGGGGTAGGCTCAATCAGCGTGTAGATATATTAGAGCCAGTAAAAAGTCAGGATGAGTATATGACGGAGACTACCACCTGGCAAGTCAAGCAGTGGCATGTTCCGTGCAGAATCAGTCCGGTTTCCGCAAGGGAGGCAGTTTACTATTTCAGGAACGGAGTTGAGATAACACACAGAATGCGTTGTGTTAACTTCGACATTCAGGAAACCGATAGAGTGCGACTTGGAAGCAGGCTTTTTGAGATTAAGGGCATCAGGAATCTCGATGAGGCAGATGAGCTTCTCTTCGTTCAGTTGAAAGAGCTGAAATGAAAAATAGAAGAGCCCGCAAGGCTATGGAGAAGCGAATGCGTGAGCTTCTCAATGAAGCTGCTGAGTATATGAAGGAGCTCACGAGTAAGCCATCTCCTCATCCTGTTCCTTGGAGGAAGTACGCTGTTCCTGGCGCTCCTCCAATGAAGTTGTCTGGTACCTTGCAGGGCGGAATATACACGAGAGTTTTGCATCCACCGGGTGCGCGTGTAGTTGGCATCGTTGGAGTTCAGAATGTCTTTTCGGAAACCTCGGGTGGGCCTTACGCGAAGTATCAGGAAGAAGGAACGAAGAAGATGGAGGCCCACCCATTTATTCGACCGACCTACAAATACATTCAGGATATCGGAGGCGACTTCTTTGCGGCAGACAGATGGAGCGATAGGGATGTCGTAGCAATGTCTCCGTGGGGAAGAGAACCAAGAGGAAAGCGACGCCAAATCATAAAGGTGATAGTCTGATGAGCGTTTCTTCGGGCGCACACGAATACAACAATTTTACAACGGTCTGTAAATATCATTCTGGACTGGTAACTATGTTGGAGACACAGGAAAGACGATTGGATAAAGCAGAAGAGCTTCTTCAGCGCGTGATGACAAGACCGCCCTGGTGGGTTGTCGCGTGCTTTAGCGTGCTGACTGGCATACTCGGCGTTACTGGTTCGCTGCTGGTGTCTGGATGGAAGCCCTGATTCGAGCGATAAAAGAGCGCTTTGACGATGAGTATATCTTCAAGGAAGCGCTTACAGGAGGACTCCATCTTGGGCTGGCCCCACAAGATGTCGATGTAGATGGGCCTTACGCAGTTCTTGCAATATCGAGTGAGCCCTTCTGGACGTTCAACAAAGAGCTTGAGACTTATGCCATCCTAATCAACATAGTTTCAAGCAAAAGCAGTATTTCGGAGATGTTTGACTTATATGACAAGTGTAAGAACTGCTTCGATGATTGCGATCTGTATATTGAGGGGGCTCATCTATTGCGCTTCTGGAGAGTTTCATCCGACTTATCTCGACTTGAAAACAGGTGGATATTTGCGATACAATACAACTGCCAGATAGAAAGGACATAGCAGTTGTGGTTTGAGAGCCACCATTCGGATACACCTCGGGCTGCTACATAGCAGGTCTTTTGGCATTTAGAAAGGGTATAGCATGGCTACGCTTCACGGTAAAGAAGGGAGAGTGATTTGGCCGGGGAAGTATACAAGCCATGTACATTCGTGGTCAGCAGACATCGAGTACGAGGTAGTTGAGGATACTGCCTGGGAGTACGAAAGTACAGCGCTGGATGCAACGCCTGTACCTGGAACAGGTGGAGCGGGTTGGCGTACCTATATATATGGCTTGAAAACGTTCTCTGGGTCATTTGACTGCTACATGGACGGTACCTCGCCTCCGAGCGTGGATCCCGGTACCGCCGCTGAGATTTATCTTGTCAACAAGAACGGAACGTCATACTGGCATGGTATGGCGATTGTTACTGGTACAAGTGTTGAGGCTCCAATAGAGGGTATTCAAGAGGTGACGATTGATTTTCAGGGTGTAGGTCATCTGGAGTTCTATCCCACTCCAACTCCTTAACAATGAAGGTGGGCTAATATGGCAACCATTCATGGAAAAGATGCTGATGTCACTGTGTCTGGTAGTGGCGGTGATTACGTCGTCAATGCGCACAGTTGGTCGCTTGACCTCGATTTTGGAAACGAGGAAGATACCAATTGGGATTGGACGGGCGATGATGTTGGGTGGCGTTCCTACATTTCCGGCCTGAAGGGATATACTGCATCTGTCGAAGTCTATCTCGACGATGCTATTGATTCCGATATCCTTGCCGGTGGAACGCTCGATATCACGTTCTATGTCGATAAGGATGGCAGTAAAGGATTTACAGGCTCTTGTCTGGTGACTGGAATCTCGCCTGAAGTCGATATCGATGGAATCGAGACTATGACCGTCGATTTGCAGGGAACTGGTGCACTTAGCACGCTGTAATGGAGGATGTTATGGCTGAACTCGACCAGGTGGTTGGTGCGACAAAGATTGAGTTGAATATTGGGGGGAAGACCTATACAGCTTCCCCTCTCACCATCGGTGATTTCGGAGAGTTTCGTTCCTGGGTGAAAAGGGAGAAGCTCTCTCTCTTCCTCAAGGCTTCAAAAGATGCTGGACTGGACAGCAAGGAGAGGTCGGAGCAGATCGACAGAATTATGAATCTGCGGCCTCAGGTTGAAGATGGCGATGTTACAGACATCGTGCTGGAGGAAATGGGCACCGAGCAGGGTATGATGTATATCCTGTACCTTGCGATCAGGAAGAATCATCCGGAAGTGAAGCCCGAGGATTTGGATGTTTCCCTTGGTGAACTTGCATCGCTCGTCGATGTCATTGGCCAGATTACATCTTCCGGCCTTAACCTGGAGGGAAACCAGAATCGCCCTACCGAAAAGGCAGAGAGATAGGATTTGACTTCCTGATACCTCTCGTTTGTTATTTCTACCACATGGGAGTCGAAGAAGTCTCCAACCTGACACTCTGCCAGTTCTACAATCTTGTAGAGCAGATACCGAAGCTCACCAAGTTTTTCGCGGGTGGTGACATGAAAGTGGACCATAGTTTGATACGCAAGGCGACGAAACTTGGCCGAGCTAAAGGAGTGTTCTGATGGCAGGCACCGTACTGAGAACACTCTACGTAAATGTTGTAGCCCAGATGATGCCTGGTTTTCGCAGGACCTTCGCGGACATTGAAGACCGCTTGAAGACTGTCGATGCGCTTGCACCTTCCAGGCTCAGAGGCGAAATAGCAACTCTTGGCAAGACCCTTCAGGAAACCAGGTCGAGAGTTACTGACGCTGTAAAAGCTGCTGATAGGTTGCAGGGTCGCGCCAATCAGATTCAGCCTGCCATTGCCAAGTGGACCGCAGCAGAACGCAAGCATTCCCAGCGTTTGCGTGATACCACTGGCAAGTTGACTACCTACCGCAACGCTCTCAAACTCCTTCAGGCGCATGGTGGTGACACCGGCAAAGCAGTGGATGACCTGCTGGGGCGTATGAAGCGTCTGAATGTTGGCACTGAAGAAGGCCAACGCAGAATGCAGGTCTATGCAAGGTGGATGGGGGCTCTCGACAAAGCCTCGCGTTCAAGCGGTGATACTACAGACTATCTGAAGAAGCGTGTCGACTCCCTGAATCTAAGTAGGATAGCCGAGCAGCGTGCTTTGAAGGGTGTTCAGGGCCGACTCAAGTCCGCAAAGACACAGCTCTCCGATGTCAATCAAGAAATGAAGATGCATCAGGGGGTTGTCAAAGAGGCAACGGCTGCACAGGATGAGATTAGTGAGAAGCTTAAAGCCTACGAGAGTGAACTCTATCGAGCTGCAAAGCTCCAAATGGTGCTTGCTGGTGCTCTCTCTGTTACGACCCGCTATGCACTCAAATTCTACACTGCATTCGAGAAGAGCTTCAGGGAAGTAGCCACGATTGTAGAGACTGAGGAAGTACCGGCTCTTGGGAGGTTGGAGTCTGCTGTACTCGGTGTGTCAGCAACTTATGGTCTTGCTGCGACCGACACCGCCCATGCCATGTACCAGATTCTGTCTGCCCAGATGGGCGCAGCCAATGCGGCAGAGGTGCTTGAAACATCTGCCAGACTTGCGCGTGCTGGTTTTGTTGATCTGGAGACGGCTGCTGATGCTGTAACTACGATGATTAACTCCTTTGGAGTCTCTGCGAGAGAGGCTTCCAAGGTATCCGATCTGCTGTTCCTGACCGTGCGCAAGGGCAAGATTCGCATGAACGAACTTGCCAGTCAAATCGGCCGTGTTGCACCCACTGCGGCACAGGCCGGTGTATCGATGGAAGGTTTGGCTGCTGCAATCGCAGTGCTTACAGGTGCTGGCCAGCGTTCAGGCATCACAATGACCTCGCTTGGCTCTCTGCTCCGCGACTTCCTGAGGCCTTCCGTTGAAGCACAGGCAATGGCATGGCGTGAGTTTGGCATTAATCTCGATGCCAACTTGCTAAAGACAGAGGGGCTCGTGGGTGCGCTTGCGAAGTTCAAGGATGCCAGTATCGCCCAACTTGCTGTGTTGTTCCCACAGATTCGCGGGTACCGCGCTCTCCTTGCTCTGAAAGCAAATCTGGCGAAAGC